CAAAATACCCTCGACCCTCGCAAGCATCGCATCCGGACTCGTCGCAACCTGGACAAGCTAGCATCAACGGGAGGTCGCTGCTCGGCTTGTTGTTGCATTGGTTTCGAGTGCAAGACTTGCATAATTCGCCGCATCGGATAAATGCGGCTGTCCTTATTTTTTTTTATCACCTTCGCTAGCCGAATTGCCGCGCAAACAGCAACTCACAAGCTTTACCGCGTCGGCAACTTCGATTTCCTCGTCCCAATCGCTTATGGGCTTGTCGAGACTCCAACCGGCCAAGCAAATCGAGACGGCTTCGCGAATCGCTGCCATCTGTTTCTTTGGTTCGGTCGATTCCCTGAAATCGCTGATAAGCCCCAAGACCTGTTCGGTCTTTCGGAACATTAAGCGGTTCAAGGTAAACTCGATGTCGCACCCGTCAATTTTGTCTGTGAAAGTATTAGGCTGCATGGTTAAAAGCGATTGAGAATTCTTGGTCCGAAGCGTCTACGTTCTTGTTTGCTTGCCATTCGAGTTGATCGGTCATAATGCCGTTTCGCTCGCCCATTGGCTTAGCTACTAGCTGGGCCTTGGGCATTGCGAAGACAAGCGTTGAGGTCGTTGGTCCCGCGATCGTAAACGATAGACTCCCTTCGGTCATATCGCGGAATTGGCTGTATCGGTTTTGAGTAGCAATCAGTTTAGATTCAGGATTGCCAGTGATTCGCGGATTGCGATCCGTGATAACAAAGTTATCAACGCCTGCAGCCGAGGTCGAGCATTCCCTAGCGGTAATCACGTTGCCAAGGTCGATCGTTGCCGATTCAAGGCAGATATTCGTCGACGCCCAAGACGTAGCACCGCCTGCAACGCGAAGCGGTAGCGTGTTGACGTAGTTGATCGAACTTGGAATCGCTGCGTCTGCTTCGTCGTCGTAGACGCCCTGAAAATCGAATTCAACCCGCCCCATTCGCCCGGTAGGCAGAATGAACCGGGCATTACCGACAGCCCCGTAAATACGCCGCCGGACCCCATCGAAGAACCCCGCGATCGTGAGGGTTTTCACGCTGCTCCCCGATGCCGGAACTTCGGTTTTCGGGAAGTAGGTTGCCGTCGAAAGAACCACACCGCAAGCCGGTAGAAACGTGCTAGCCCATGCCGGGACTGCCGAGCCATCGTAGGCAAGGTCGACCGAGAATGTAGCCCTGCCGATCCTAGCCCCTGGGATGGATGCCAAGCGACCAAAGCCGCCTTGCCCTTGCCTTTCCTCAAAAGGAAATTCCGGGTTAATCATTAGGTCATAAGCATTGACCGTGCAATCGGCCGCCGCGATTGTTTCGGCTGTCCCTACGGTCGACTCGATCTTTGCACCCAAAACGGTTTTTTTTCTAAGTAGCATATTTGTCCCTTCCGAGTATGTCGTTTGCGTCCTGTTTTGCTTCTTTGAGCTTGCGAACCATTATTGATTTAGCTTGAGCCGCCCCGCGATCGAAGGCATCTTTGACGCCCTCGATCTTGGTCGCTTGCAAGTCCCTTAGTTTTTGAATCGGGAATCGAGCCCGTCCGAGCCGCTTGTAAATGTTCCTGCCTAGCTTGGCGATCTTCGGCCCGAAAGCCCCGTCGAATACCATTGCCGGGGTGCCTCGAACGAATTCAATCTCGACTCCCTCGACCGTTTGGCGTGCCTTAAACGCCCGAAGCGGAACGGTAAACGTATCGTCGATTTTTAGAATCGATTCCTTGGCTAGCACGTTGTCGATTATCTTTTCGTCGACGCAAAAGGCCCTCAATTCCTCGACCCGCTCGACAGCCATTGCTGTTCGTATTTCGCGTTCGGTTCGCCGCCTTGTTTCCTTGGTGGCCTCCTCGATGCGATTACTAAAAGCCTTCTCTAGTCCATCGGCGTAGTTGATTACCCGCTCGGCTGCTAGCTTCGATTTTTCTTCGTGTGCTTGAATGTCGATTATCATTGCGTCATCGCCTCACCGTCGGATCGTCTTCATCGACTCGATAGGTCACAATCAACTGCATATTCGCCCCGTCGATACCGCCATCGGACGTAAAGTTGATCTTGGTCCCGAAGGTAGCAAACAAAGCATTGCCGCCGAACGTGTGCCAGGAACTAGCCGGGTTACAGATGCACTTGCGAACATCCGACCCGAATTGATTTAGTAGCGTGTCGATCGCGTCTTGGCTTCGCTCCGACGGCATCAAAACCAGTCGGATATTGAATTGCTGTGCCAGCGCAACCGCCGGAGGATTGCCCGGACAAGATAACTCGGGGACTTCATTTTGGACGCCCTGGGTTATGATGATTTGGCGATCGATCGGCGTGTAGTTGGCAAATCGAGTAGGTCGCTTTACCTCTTGAACATCGGTTGGGTACGTAGTCGAATCGCCAACCATAGCCGATAGCCTGGTTTCCAATTCAACCGCGATTAACTCGATGATTGCTAGCGACACTCTAAAACCAACATCCCTTCATCATGCTCAACAAGTCGAACAATAGACCGCCGCTCAATCGGTTCGCCGACTCGGGGGGATAGCCCAATTTGATCCCCGCCGAGGTCTAGCTCTTTGCTTTCAATGCCTTCCGATCCATCATTTGAGACGTAGACTGTAAACCGTGGGGTTACTAGGTCTGACGCTTCTGGGAGTTGCAAAGAATCATCCCGCACAACTACCGCGTTGATCTTCCTCGACCGACCGTTTCTTTTGTAGTAAACGACCGATTCGGCGAAGTCTTGCGGGTTGGCGAATACCTTCTTGGCATCCTCGATAATGGTATCGTGCAAGCTCACGGATTAGGCTCGCTTGCAAGTCACCTTGAAGTAGTCGACAACAACCGAATCGACGTTGGCACTAGACGATTTTTGCAACTGAACAAGCGGTTGCAATCCAGAGGAGTAGCCGCTCATGTCGAAGGTCGTTGTCGCGCCGACTCGTTGGCCGTCGATGTAGAACTTGACATCGCTTTTGCCGCCCGTGAAGTCAATCACAAATTCCTTGTACGTGGTCCCAAGGGCTACGCCGCTGGAGATGTCATCGTTGTCTCGCACCCCGTCGTCGGTCTCAAGGTAAACAAGCGTTGTGCTGCTTGCGCCCTCCATGCGAAACCAAGCATTGGCTGCAACGTCGTTGGCGGTATCGTTTCGAGCCGAGCCAAGACCGAAGCAGAGGATTGAGCCGCTGGTGAAGGTAGCCGCCCCGATCTTCACCCGCATCTCGAGACGCTGAATCAAGTCGATGTCGAAGTCCAATGCATCGTTGAAATGCAAGCAGACGTTCTCGACCTCGCTGGTGGATGCAAGCGTTAGGGTCGCCTCGCTCGTACCCTTCGAATAGGTCGGAGCCCCCGAGGAGGAGGTGTCATCAACAAGCCAAGCGGTTGCCGGGTCTGCCGAAGTCGGGAAAGTTGCTACCGCCCCGTTGAAGTCGTCGTAAAAAATCTGAAAGTCGCGCATGTCGCCCATGTTCTTATATTCCTGTATTGTGAATTTAGTTTCCGTCCCAAAAAGCCCCTAAGCAATCGCCCAGGGGCTAGATTTCAATCGACACTACGCACGATTAGCGAAGATGCCGCGATGCTCAATTACCGCCGCTGCAAACGATTGGCGAACGGTGTAGATGTACGAATCGTTTCGGATGTTGTAATCGCTTTCGAGTACTGGCGATTCCTCACCACTCAGGAAGCTGATTTCAACCGTGTCAATCAGGCTGTTATCGGCCACTGCATACCAGTTGGTCGAGCTATTAGCGTCCAAGTATGGGCTTGCAACAACCCGCAACTGCCGAGCACCGCCGCGCCCGTAAAGGTTCGAGACGCCGCTATTCTTCTCGCTCTCGACCGAAGCCGTCGAGTTGACAAGCTCCAGGGCTGTCCCTGCGTAGGCCAAAGGCACCAAAAGGATCGACGGGGTAAGCCCAAGGAATACGTCGCTAGACAATCCCTTTTGCTTTCCCATCACCTCAAAGGCTTTGTCTAGGGTAGTCTTGCTTGGAGCCGCTGCCGCGCCCGAAAGGTTAGTCCCGGATGCGTGCGAAGCACTGAACAATGCCACGCCATCGGGCATTGTCGGGTTCGACAGGAATACGTCGTAGATCGCCTTTTCTTGCGTCCTACGAGCCGCCGATCCGTGCATCGCCGGAATTCGGGACAAGGCATCGAGGTCATCGTTGATGACCGTCTCCCAGGTGACGGTAAATTCCTTGCCGTACTTCTCGATCTTGTACGACTTGCGTTGATCGACAACCTTGCCCTCTGGGTAGTCCTTGCCTTCGGGAACTACTTCGAGATTTGGCGATTCGCCAAGGCTGATTCGGTTGATGTTTTTGAAGTCATCGACCGACTGGGCTTGTCGCACCCATTGGTCCCAAGTGTATGGGGCCTCGACGTAAGACGCCGTAAGAGTCTTGCTAGCCGCATCCAAAAGCAGACTGGAGAACGATCCGCTGGTATGGTAAACGTCGTTTGATCGACGGATATTCAGTCGGCCAACAATCCCCGGGTGGCCCATCGCAATACGAACGATATCACCCTTGTTGTGGTGCTCTGGATTGACGCCCATTCGCCGGACGCAAGCCTCGGCAAGCCTATAAAGCCCAAGGTTTCGGAAGTGCTCCGCGCCTTGAACGTCCGGGGCTTTTTGATGCTTGATCTGGCCTTGGAAGCATCGCTGCACCAAGCCAGCCGAAGCCTGAGCCATGAATTTATCATGCTCGGATTCGGTCACGCTGAAACTGGAGCCCTCGACGGCCCCGCCTAGTGGTTGAGAAGCCATCTTTCGGATGATCCTTTCTTGAGCGATTTCAACAGTCACGGATGGATCGTCAACCAATGCGTCTGCGAAGCTTCGCTCGAGCTTCGCAAGCGTACAATGAGCAACGATTGTTTTGCGTCGGTCGTCGGCTGCCTTTAGCTGGCGTGCAACTTCGGCTTCGACTTTCTTTTCGGTGTCTTCGACAGGTGGGGTCTCGGCCCGCATAGTTTCTTCGGGCTCTTTTTCCATGCCTGCCATCGATTCAACTTGCTCCATCGGAGCCGCGTCAGAGCCGGCTTGCCCCGCTGCCTTGCCTGCGAGGTAAACAATAATTTGCATTGGGTCGGTCATGCCCTCAGGCAACCCGAGACCCTTCAACGTTGCCATTAGGCTTTCGTCCATTCTCTCAACCCTTTCCTGGTCATAAGACCTGCGAACTGTAGAATTCGGATCTGCGCCCGTTGCGCAGATCGATGCGTTATGGGGCTCCCATTGGAGTACGATTTCCGCTGGACCCTCAATCACCTTGCCTTGTCGGGTGGTGTACGTTTGGCCCTCTCGGACGAATTGACGCTCTAGGATCTGTGCATCAATCGAGAAGTCATTTAGGTGGCCTTCGGTGTATCTTGTCGCGACAATCTGCGAGTCTGCATCGCTCGCAAAATCAGGCAAGCCGAGTAGCTCATCGCCCTCGATGACGATATTGCGAATCGAGCCAAAGACGTTGCGTACTGTCTTGTCGTTGTGTGAATCGACGATAGGCAACTGCTTTTTATCGTTGCGGAATCGGACCCCATCCATCAACAAAACCTGCTTGATCCATCCGCGATCCTGATCGTAGATGTCAATCGGCGTTTCGGTCGCAATCACCGCTCGGCCATCTTTGACGGCCCCAAATTGCCGAACGATCGAACCGCCCTCGATGGGCTTGGATCGCCTTGCATCTAGTTCCCTGCGTCTTGCCTCAAGGCCTCTTTTCTTGAATCGCTCTCGGTCTTGCTTGTTCATGCCGTCACCTCAGCCGGTAGCGTGTCAACCGATCCGTCTTTTGCGTCGTCGATTAGGGCCTGTACGTTGGCTTCGCTCATGCCGACCGATGATAGGAACACCCTGGCCGCCGCTTCGCTAATCGCCCCGCTGGAAAGCTCGTCGAGGGTCTTGGCAATGGCCTTGCGGTTGCGGTTGAATTGAAGCGTTGATAAGCTCATCATTTCGCCGCTGCCGGTCGCTGGTTGGGTCTCTGCCGCCCCTTGCGTTTGAGCCGCCGAAATCGCTAGCTGTTGCTGTTCGGGGGTTCGCAAGTTGAGCTTTTGCAATACTCGATCCTCTTTGGCTCTTTGATAGAACACAGTTCGCCAATTGAGCCCCTGCGCCCCAAGCACTTCGCTGTAGGTCGCTGTAAATGAATTGATGCCCGATTCGCTGGTTTGCTGCTCAACGCCCGGATCGACCCATTCCCATTTAGGGGTCTGCCATTCAACGGGGGTAAACCGCCTGCGATCGCTCAGTAGGTCGCTAGGCCCTGGAAAACCGTCGAGGTTAGTTCGGCTTGCTGCATCGCAAAAACGATCCCAAACAGGCTGTAGCAAGTGCCTGATAAGGTACTTCTGAATGATGCGAAACCGCCGACGATCTTCGAGCTGGCTGGTTCGGCTCGAACTGTAGGAGGTTTGCGAATAGTCCCGAGCTACAACCTCATAGGACAGCCCGGTCCCTACCGCAATCCCTCGAAGGATAACC